ATGTATGAAATTTATGATTATGATACAGGAAAAAAAGAAGGAGAAACAGATCTAAATCAATTAAAAGAAAATGGTTTTGATATAGCACTTGTAACACACGATAGAATTTTATTAGCCTATAGTCTAGTATTAGGAATAAATGTATTTTTTTCTACAAAGTTAGAATCTCGAGGAAAATCAATTGTTGAATCTGATGAAGATCATACAAGTATTGTATGGAATATTTATTTTAAAAATACATCGGATGTTGGTAAGATTGATACGAGAATCTATGAGGAAATAAAACGAAATCATACAGCATATTTTAAACATTTAGAAACATATGAAAAAAAAGCAGATGATATACGTGAAAAGGCTATAGAGGATTTATATGCTTTGGCATTAGATGAGGCACCTGAAGATTATAGTATGAATCCAATAAATAAAGCAAATAAAGGAACATCTATAGATTTTTTAGTAGATTTTATAACAGGGATAAGAAAACAATTAAGAATTCTAGCAAATTTAACATCATCTGAAAGCTTAAAAAATGAAATAAATAAATTAAAAACAGTATATGGTAAAATAACTGCCATGGATGGTGGAGTAAAAACAATACAACCTAAAAAACAAACACAATATAAGAAACAAACACAATATAAGAAACAAACACAATATAAGAAACAAACACAATATAAGAAACAAAGACAATATAAGAAACAAACACAATATAGAAAACCAGAAACAGAAAAACAAGAAACAGAAAAACAAGAACAAAAATTATCAAATATAGATGTATTTTTAGAAGATAGAAAAATAAAATATAGTGAATTTATCTCAAAAAATGCTGATAAAATTTTATATGTAAATGATTTAGTGAATAAAATTAACACATTACATACTTTGAATGAGAGGTTAGATACACTATATACAAGTGAAGCAGAAGATACACAAATAATACGAGAGTATTTTCAAAATAAGATTGAACCTTGGGAGGATCTATTAGAAAAAATGAAAGATGATTTTAACGAAGCAAAATATTTATTGAAAGGTGAATATAGAAGCAAATTATTAATTGATATTATTTATGATATTATTCCATATATAAATGAAATAATTTACAATGGTTATAGTATAAGAAAAAACAGAGAAGAAAAATTGAGTTTATGTTATTTAATATCACAACTAAGAAGAAATCTTTCACGAGAAGAATTAGTTCTACCAGAAAAATCACGAGTAGGCAAAGAAAAGGGGGAAGCATGTCGTTATATTGAAAATAGAACTATCCCTGGTGTGGGAGAAGGTCAAAGAGGAGGTGATGATTCTCAGATTCAAACGATATATGATACGATTCTAGAATTAAAATCAGAACCACGTTCAACAAATTATGTAAATGATGATTATGGTAATTTTTACTCAGTAATAAATGATATTTTTATAACAAAGAATGATATTAAAATCATTATAAATACTATTTACAATATACATTTTCATAAAATACAAGTAAAAGAAGAAGATAAAAAAATGCTAGAATATATTTATACACTATTTTTAATATATTATTTAGATGATATTTATACAAGACTTTTTTCTCTATCGGGTGATAATGAAGAATATGATGAGGACATTTATTTCCAATACTTACGTATAAGAGCAGAATTACATAATATCAATCATTATACATATAAAGATGGTAATAAGGACTATCACGGTATATTTACAGTAGTTAAGATATATGAAACAGATAGATATAAATGGACAGGTAATTATTTAGAAGAATTTATTCCAAGTTTAAGAACAGATAAAAAAGGTTTACAGAATGTATATGAACGTTTGTTAGCAGAACATAATACTTTACATCACAATTTTAAAAGAACTATTATGTTGTCGAAAAAATTAGATGTAAAACCAAGAACAGCGAAAGTATCAATAAAAACACAATCAATGAGAAAAACACAAAAACAAAGAACAGTTACAAGAAAATCACAAAAGAAAAAATCTCAACAAACAAGAAAATCACAAAAAAAATTAGGATCTATAGAAGAGGAAAATATGAATAAGTATGATAATCTATAATTAGTTAACTTGGCGCAACAAGAGGTGAAGGTAGAGCAGCAATTCGGTTTTCCTCTAAAATATTCTCAACTTTTCGAATACCCTGCCAATTCCATTCCTTATCAATCTGAGGAACTGCACACATCATAACAGTTCCTGTCTTAATAAGACTATCATTGATATAGAGACGTAGCGCTTCAGACTCTTTCGTAAAATCTGAGTTAATTTTCTTAACACTCACAAGAAAATTAGTATACTCTTGATTATAAGTGGGAGAAATCTTATTCATCCTATTATGTTCATTATACTTAAGAAGCATATCTTGATAATACTTATTAAAGTTATCGTTACCTACTGTTACAAATGTGCGCAATACTAAACCAATATGTTGTTTCTTCTCAAAATTATTCTCTTTCAAGAACATACTTTGCTTCCAAGCATCTTCTTGAATACGATTTAGAAGAAAGTCACAATGAAGTTCTTTGAACATATTTACATCACGTGTTTGAGGATACGATGGAAGACGAGCATGTTCCATATCTACTAAGCATCTATGAATTGTGGAAATATTCATTCTATCTTTGGCAACTACATAAGGAATATTTAGAATACGATAGAGTTCTCCATAATTTACATTCTGACCACAAGCAACTGCTTGATTGGGATTCGCAGGAATATTACCATTGTTATTGCGTCGCACCCACTCATAATAATGGGGGTTGTGAATCACTCCTGAAATAATTGTTCCGTTATTCCAAGAGAAAGCAGTTCCACAACCATCAGCAGTGCACCACATCTGATCACACCCATCAATCTTAGAGATACGAATACCACACTTAGGACAAGGGCGAGTATCTTTACGAATCATCGTTACAGTATCAACATCTTCTTTCTTACATACGTGGTTATCATCATTCTTCTCAGCCTTAATAATCATACAATCCTTACATACAAATGTAGAGCAAAGATCGCACTTGTAGGAAGATGAGAGAAAGCCTCGGCATCCTTCTTTAATACACTTCAAGATAAATTCCTTCTTTTCTTTCACCTTAGAACCTCTATCGTAATAAATATCAGATTGATTTGTAAATTCATTATTAACTTTAGATTGTTTGATATCGTGTTTATAATGTATGTTCTTATGAATGTTTCTCTTTTCAAGAATTTCATCTAACTCTCTATAGAAAGAAGCCTCCTCTTCATTCGTAAGTTGTCGAGTAACAAGAGCAGAGCGAACTCGTGATAAATCAGTTTCCACTTTATTCATCTCTTTATAAATATCTGTCATCTCTTTTGACTGAACAGTGATAATAGCAGATAACTCCTCCATACGCTTCTTTGAGGCAGCATAACGTTGCATAGTTGGTAAAAGAGCTTTCTCACGATTTAGAATCATAATCTTCTTATTCTCTCTCCAAGGACCAGTGCGGAAAGACTTCGTCATATTCATATCAAGAAACTCACGGTTCCATCCAGTGCGACAACCCATACAATGTGCGTCAACAATTTGAGTTAGTAGATATTTTTGTGTGCAAGTTACACAAGAGTGATAATCACAATAGCCACAGGAAATCTTCTTGCGAGCAATGGTTCCATTGTATTTTTCAATGCAAACACCACACGTGTCAGAGGACGCCATAGTATTAAATGCTTTATTATTTGGGGAAAACGAGGTTCAATTTTTTTTGTTTTTACAAAAAAATGCTTCTTTTTCATTTTAACAAAGAAGCGCTAGATAGTGGTTCAACAACTTTAACATCGTAAGGTATTCTATCTGTAAATTGATCAATATCGGGAGTATTTAAATATACAGGTAATGCTTCTGGTTTCGGGAAACCATTAAATTCATTCGCTGTGGCATTAGTATAAGAACCCATTTGAGGAAACCATAACCAATCTCCAACTTCTAACTCTTCCATAGACTCACTTCGTGCTATCACATCTACAGAATCACACGTGCGACCCATTAATAATCCTTTTGTTCTTGGTCTAGGAGAAGAATCCTCTTTTAAAGGAATACGCATCCATAGAGGTTTACAATGATCAAAAGGAATACAAGAAAATTGTCCATAAAGACTATCATCAATTGTATATCTCCATCCATTATTCCATCCCTTCTTACCGATCACTTTTACAAAGAAGTCTTGAGATACAGAGGAAAAGAATCTTCCAGGCTCTGCGATAAATTTAAATTCAGAATCATAAGCATCTTTAATATATTTAACCTTTTGTAAAAAATCTTTTTCATCGGAGAGAAATCCCCCACCAATATCTACAGTATTTGCTAAATGCCCTTGTGATTGTAACCCTTTATTTAACATCTTTGCTACCTCAATCGACTTATAATACACTTTTCCATCATTCCCACCAGAACCAACGTGAAAACTAATTCCTTTTATTTCTATCCCTTTTTTCTTCGCATAATATCCTAAATCTTTTACCTTTTCTAGAGTTAAACCAAATTTACCAGAAAATGGCATTTTAGAAGAACTATCCTCTGTAGTAATACGCACATAGGTTCCTCCATTATAACCGATTTGAACCAACTTATCCAACTCTTCAATACTATCTATAACGGTTGTAGGGGAACCTATCTCATTTTTCGCATACTCTAAATCAACGAATGATTTACAAGGATTTGCGTATACAATCGAATCTTTCAGATTTATTACAGGAGGTAAAATATCTTTGATTAACTTGAGTTCTTGTAAAGATGCACAATCAAAATTTATACCACGTGGATAGAGTGTTTTAATCAATAATGGCTCTGGATTTGATTTGACTGCGTAAAAAGGCTTGATAAAAGGTAAATTAGATAACCATAATTCGTGTTGATTCCATACTTTATGAGGATAGAAGGCATAAAATGAGTGTTTCACGTTAGTGAATAAATTCACTATCTTGCGTAGTTCTTTCAACGTGATTGTATAAGATGGAGAAAGAAATTATTTTTAAGCCGGGTTAAAATTATTTTAGATAGAATAAGTAAATGAGTCCGCCTATAGTTTTAGAAGTCTGTGCCGGATTTGCCAATCGTTTAAGAGCATTAGTTTCAGGAATATGTTATGCGGAAGACTTACATTCTCCAATAGAGATTCACTGGTCTTTACACCCAACGTGTTGGTCATATCTTCACGAATGTATCGATCTTTCATCATTACCGACATATGTAAGTGTGAGTATTGGTTCTATATTGTATGAACCAAAGATGATTTTTAGTGAAGAAGATTTAGAGTCAAAACCATTAAAGATGAAATCATATGCGCACTTTTATATAAAAGACCCAGAAAGATTTAATTATCATTTAAGAAAAATTCGTTTTAAAACAGATTCTTTAACAAATAATTCGTATGTAGGAGTTCATATAAGAAGAACAGATCATACAAAATGTATTGAAAACAGCCCTCAAGAGTATTTTATAGATATGATGAAGAAAGAACCATTTTCAACAAAGTTTTATTTAGCAACAGATTGTTTAGAAACAAAAAATAAATTAAAAGAAATGTTTAAAGATCGTATTTTTACAAGTGATGTTCTTTTAAAACGCACATCAAAAGAAGGAGTAAAAGGTGCTTTACAAGACTTTGTTTCTTTATCAAAATGTTCTAAAATCATTGGAACAAAATATTCTTCTTTTAGTGAAATGGCTGCTTTGTATGGAGGTATTGAATTGATTGTAAAAAATTGATTATAATCAGTTATAAATATAGTTAGGGTAAATGAAAAGGGGGGAAAAAGTTATTTATTATAAAGAAGAAAAAAGAAGAAAAATATTTAATGAAGAAAATCTTAAAATTATTAAAGAAAAATTAAAAATTCATAAGGAAGAAATACAAGTATCAGAAAAAAATGTTTCAGCAGATATACTATGTGATATGAAAAAGATGTCATATCATATAGTAACAAAGTCACCGAGAGTTAAATATATAGAAACAATTCTTAATACACCCAGTCAAGATGAATTACCTCAATTAGAGTATTTTAGTGATTAGAATGAATTTAGTCAAGATAAGTAATCTCAAAAATAAGAATAAACTCTTTATTCTGTGTATCTAAAAGACGATAAAATTCATCTCTTAAACTTACTTCTAATAAACTTAATCTTGCTAAAGGGGCTGGTAAGAATTCTAATTCGGGATAATCAGTTTCTTTATTTAAAAACTTAATACCATTTTTTACATCATCCAAGAAAATTATACTATAAGGGTCGTGAGGACCTCTTGCTATCTCAATACGATTCAATTCAACAGAAGTATTCACATTTAAATGTAAATATACTTTATTTAAAAACCACGCAGTATCTACAGGATTTGGAGCAGTGAGAGAGCCACTCGTATCAGTATAATCAATACTAACAAATCCTAACATTCTCGCAGGACATCCTATACTATTTAAATAATCATTTGTTAATGAATCTACTGCTCCAGTGTAATCATCAAATGTATCTAAATAGATACCCGTTCCAAATAAAAAAGAAAAACTGTATGTTCCTGAAATTCTTTTAATGGTTAATTTATTTGTTATTAAGCTAAACGTTACATCATAACTATTTGCTAAACCTGATGCATTAAGTGCTCGTTTTAACTCTGTAGCGACAGTAGTTCCATCGTATTTACCAGGATTTAGTGTAATAGTATATGTTGTTGTATTTTCTAAAAATGAAAATTTATTCCAGCCAGTATTAATATTATAATAGTCACCGGGTAAGGTTCCTCCAATTAAACGAATACTTTGTATGTTTTTCAAATCTCGTTTTAATCTCCAACGAAATTGGTTTGCATTTGGATTGGTTACTACATTCCGTTCCCGACTGTTTACACATATCGTTGTTAACCTTGAAACTCTGTTTCTTTGTGTTGATGTTGGTAGTAGAACGTGTTGTCCTGAACTTTTTCCTGTGGGTTGAGAATTTATGTATTGCGTTCCAATGCTTTTTTCTTCTGTATATGCTTTTGCTTTGTCCATACTAATTTATTTTATATTTTATCTTTAGATATAATGCCTACAAGTAAGAAAAAAATGTCACCAAATAATTATTTACCAAAAGAGAATAAAAACAAAGTAACAACAGAAGATATTATTATAGAAGGTGATAATTTAGATTATTGGAAAGAACATTCAAAATATATTGACGCAGCATATAGATGGTATCACGATAAAACAAAAGATACTAAATTAGTATTAAAGTATAAAGATTTTGACACTTTATTTGATATAAATGATTGGGTATTTTTAAGATATTATTTAAATAAAAGAAAAATACAGTATACAAATACAAAGAAAGGTAAAATAATGTATAATATGAAAGAATATACAAAAGAAGAAGCAAAAGATGTTATTGAATATATTCTTTATGGTGATCCATCCGTTAATACTCCTCCTAGAGTAAATAATGTTGAAAATAATAATAATCGTTTAATTAATATGAGAAGAAATGAAAGATTTAGAGATAATGTGAATAGAGAATTAACGGAAGAGGAAATAGATGCTTTAGAAGAAGCAGAAGAAGAAGCAGCAGAAGCAAGAGAAGAGCAGTTATTAAAACAAAAAGGAAACGCTGCTTCATTAAAAAGAAAAACAAAGAAACAAAAAAAATATTTTAATTTACTAAGAAACAATACTAGCACACCCTATAGAAAAACTTTATCCCGTAGAAATAAACAAGAGACATATAGAAGAGAACATATAAAAAAATTAATGAAAGAAACAAAAAATCTTTTTGAAAAGTTAAAAGAAGAATAATTACTTCTTTGCTTTCCAAGCCATAAATCCATGACTTTTCCAAACAAAATAGGAAGAACCAAGTTTTTCAATAGCTAATTCATGGAGTGCTAATTCATTTGGTGATAAACTCTTGATATATTCCTTTTCTTCATCATTTAGAGGATGAGAAGGTGGAGGGGTATAGTTTTCCATTGTATAATAATACAATTGAATATTTAATATTCAATTTTATTCCTAATGACAATATTTAATAAATACTAGCACCATTATTATTGTTGTTATTATTATTAAAACTCCTTCTTCTTTTTCTTGCTTCACGTTCATTTTTTTTGGATGGTGTTTTCGCATGAAGTTTTTCTTCTTCACGTTTTCTTTCTTGAATTTGTCTAACTTGTTCTTCATATTCTTGTTGTCTTCTTCTTTCTAATTTTTCTCTTTCTCTTTCACTATTACTATTATTATTATTACCTCTTGGTGGCATATCTCTAAAAATATTATTATTACTTCCTACTCCATTAAATAATCTTCTTGCAACACGATTACCTCTACCATCAGATTCATTATTATTTATACCAAAGTTTAATCTTCTTCTTGTTTGATTACGATGATTATTATTGTTATTGACTCGTGTTCTAGATCTTCTTATTCTTGGTGGTGAACGAGGTGAAGAAGAAGGAGGCATATCTATTAATTATCCATCTTAAAATATTTCAACAAATTATAAACTATCACTAACAAGGTTCCTCCCCATAAAGAATCCATTATTGCAAATTGTAAAGAATAATTAATTAATGTAGAATAATTTGTAAAGTCATACACAGCATACGTGCATAAACCTAATAAAAACGCATCTAGAGAAGACTTTGGTAAATGAACTAAATATGCTAACGCAACATATACAAGAAGACCGGGTAACCAACGTAATTTTAATTCAGATCCTTGAATGGATAATATCATCGCTTTTGAGGTTTTCGAACCTAATGCCAACCAAGGTAAATCAACCGCAATTAGTAATAATATTGTAACAATATAATTAACAAAGGTTGTCATTGTGCGTTTCTTCTTAAATCATAGAAAATATATATAGATTAAATAAATTTAATGTCAGATACAATAAACCTAGAAGGTTATTCTTTACCTCTACGGAAACAAAAAATATTTTGTATATCGGAATCAACACAATCACTAGATATTATGTTTCAGGGACTCTACAAACAGTATTCTGAAGAAGTTATTCGAAGAAATAAAGTAATATGTTTTTTTTCTGATATATATATGAAACATCATCCGAAATGGTTACAACAAATACACTGTGATGCTTTGTTCTATGTTCGTGATAATAATGATTTACGATTAGCAGCAACATTTATTCAACATACAACAAAACCTCTTTGTATATTATGGTATGGTAATGATTTACCATTATCATTATTCAACCTCTGGTCTTCCAATCATAACAAAGAAGATATTACATTAATTTGCGGAGGCACAACAATATCAAGAGCAGAATATACAAGTATTTTTTGGAGCACAAAATCATCATATGATGAAATCCATCCTATAATACTATATAAGATGACGTCTACAGGAACAAGAAATATGGATTTAAAATTAATTATTCAAGAATGTAAAGCATCCGAAGTTTCTGTAGTATGGTCAAAAGATTCATTATCTTGGTTTGATTTTAATAGTGTTAAAAATTCTGGACCTCATATTAATTATACTCACGCTTCTGAATACTTGAGAACTTTAGCAGATGCTTTGGAGAGTAAGGAAACGTAAATTACTTCTTAAATAACTTGAATGTCCCTTTGCGTGCTTTGTATCCTGCTTTCACAAGATTCTTCAGAGCCTTCTTACCTAACGTATGCTTCTTTCTTGATACAATGCGACCACGCTTTGTCTTCATTAAATCACTCTTTGTTAAACCACCGGAAGTGTGTTTCGCAGTGCCGTGATACACTTGGGCCTTTGTTCCTACAGCAGGAACCTTTGCGCCACCCATCATATTGTTCTTACGACAACTTTTGCGAGTCATATTTCTTCTTCTTTTTCCACCATCCATATTATTATTATTATTGTTGTCATTCATATCCATATCATCGTTACTGTTCATTATATTTAATACATAGATTTTCTTGGAACCAAACCGTTATCAATTTCATTCATATATCCTCTTATTTTCTCAACATCATAGATTCCAGCAAAATGGACTAAGAAATCGCCGGGTGTCCATAAAGGCGCACCAGGTAATCCTTGTATATACGCATTGAATGTTTTACAAGAATTCGTCACTTCTGTCATTGCTAAATCACTTTTATTCTCCTCTAAAAGTTTAATAACAGCAGCATTTTCCCACCAAATATGATATATAAGATCGGTTTGTTCATACACTCTTTTCCAAAAGTCTCTAGACCATTTAGTATTTCTTATTAATATATTTCCATCATTAATATGTCCACAAGAATCAATTGTTAACAGTAAATCTTTATCTAGAGGTAGAAGAGGGAGAATATGATCTTCTATACGTAAATTCATATTGGTTATATAAACATCTGCGTCACTCATAAAAATAAGTTCTCCTTCTTCAGAAGTTGTTAATACATCTAATAAAAAAGGAATCTTTGACCATGCGATAGGTCGTTCTCTATCCCAAAACTTTTCATCACCTTGAATATAAGAATATCCTTGCTTCTCAGCATACAATCTTTTTGATTCTAAACCTTTTTTTAAAGATTTTCTATAATCATCACCTATGACTAAAGAACAGATTTTTACCATTTATTAAAATATATTCATAAATGTTTAGACCAAAAGACTTTTATGAAGAAAACAAGCCCAGCCATTTCTTTCATCTTCTTTTATATGTAAAATCCAATTAGAATCATTTTTTAAAAGTTCTACAACTTTTTTATTCTTATCACAATTAACGTCATCTAAAAAGATAATTTTTAAATCATCTTTTGGAACACTTTCAAAATCTAACATTCCTGTATATTCTGCTCCATCAAGAACTACCACTTGTGGAGAAAATTCTGGAGCAATCTGTTTTGCTTCGTTATATAAATATCTTTCAGAATCATAAAATCTTTTATAAAAATCATTTTTCTCTAATGTGTTTGCTAAAGTAAATGGGTTATCATTTGGAATTCTTCCATTATTTAGAATAACATTTTTATAATATGGATGATTCTTTAGATTCTCTATTGCCATCAGATACATATGATTATTTGCTTCATATGAAATTAATCTAGAAGAATCTTTTTCAGCATCACGAAATCCATCTAAGATACATGATGTAGTTCCTTTTCCATTCCATGTTCCAATTTCTAACCATTTTGTTAGCATAGGATTAAGAGCAGTTTTATATAATAGTTTACCAAAATTAGTTCCTCTATTGATTTGCCCATCTAGGCTAGCAAATTGAGAATTATATATAATATCTTTTATTAATATTAAAAAATTTTGTGATTCTTCTAAAAGAATATATCCTGGAGTATGAATGAGATAACCATCTTGATGAAGTAAATTTTGTTTCGTGATTGCTATAAAATCATTCATTTATTAAACTATAATAAGAAACCTTTATATATAAAAGGTGAAAAATTGAAAAAATTGAAAACATTTTTAAAAATTAATTCATTTAGAGTTATGTCTAAGTTTATTAAAAACAAGAATGGAGAATATATCTGTCCTAATACAAATTGTAATTTTATTGTGAAAGAGAAAAAAAATATATCTACTATGTTTTATCATATGAAAAAACACGAAGGCAAACTCGCATATGAGTGTAGCACTTGTTCAAAAGATTTTATGCAAAAAAAATCTTTAGAAATTCATAAACTCACTCATACAGACCAAAAGGATTTATATAAATGTCCTTTTAAAGGGTGTAATTACGAAACAATTCAAAAAGGCAATCGTATTACACATTGTATGAGAAAACATTTTGTAGAAGAAATGAATGAAATAGAAGAAGATTTATCTTGTAAAGTTTGTAAAAAAGATTTTATTTCTTTACCATCGTTTTATTATCACTGTTCTTCTTGTATTACTGTGAAAGATGTTGATAAGAATAAGATGCTGAATGCTATTTTATGATGACTTATCATTACTTATCATTACTTATCGTCACTTATCATTACTTATCGTCACTTATCATTACTTATCAGATGAATCATCGTGTGTTTGAAGCATCCGTATAATGCTAAAAGTATGATAACCAAGAGCAGCAAATGTAATTAATCCTAACATTTCATAAGCGGCTCTAGGAGTCTTTTTTGAATAATAACCAATATAAATCATTAAAGGAGCCATTATAAATACATGTATAAGATTTACCCATAAAGAAGAAGATTTACTAATATATTTCATAACACTTTTAAATGTGTGGTATACTAATACAAATAAACCTAAAAAGAAAAGTAAAGTGTAAACCCATTCTGGAGTAGCGGCTCTTTGAATAAATATATATCCTAGGAACGGCACAACAAATAATATATGGAACACTGCGATTATAAAATGACTATCAACCATCTACATATATGTTTTAAAAAATACTTCACATTGTTCCAAAGAACCTTCCATCCACGCTTGTTTTAAAGAAAATGATTCTCCTACAACATATAGATCTGATTTAAAAGGTTTGATTGAATTTAATGATTCTTTTTTAACATCATACTCTCCAGGAAGCCAATAGGTGGCGCCGTATTTCCAATAATGAGTTTTGAAAAACCTATAGTTAGGTATTTCTATAGTAGGAAATAATTCTTTCAACTGTTTTTGTATAACGGATCCTAAAGCATTTTCACTACTACTTTTAATAATTTTATGATATATCTCAGTATCTCTTGAATCTGTATAAGATACCATAGCAAGGTTCCCACTCATAGGTAAAAAATATCGTATAGGAGTATCTGTTACGATTCTTCCTACCCCAGAAAACCAAGGTCTTGGGTATTCAGCATATATTCGTAACAATGGTTCCATTTTAACATATTGTAGAGATTGAAAATTTTTAAAAGAAGGTATCTTCTTTAAAGCTTCTGAAGGTAAAGCACAAATCACTTTTTCAGAATGTATATGTATTAATTGTTTCTTTTTACCAGATAAAAATTCACTTACAAAGTTATCTTCTTTTTTTTTAGTAATATTAATACATTCATATTCATTTGCGACTTTACCACCTAAATGAATAAATTCCTCTTTCATTCTCTTAATTAAAGCACTTAATCCTTCTTTGACAACATAGTAACCTTCATGTGACCCCATTTCATTACGAAATACTTCTAAACCTACATCTGCTCGTAAAACATCTACTTCTGCTCTGTAAGGAAAACGATTCAAATAAGCATCTGTCTTCTCCTTACCATGAATTTCTTCTAGCAATTCACGAATTGTATTCTTTTGTAAAACACTTTCTGGCAAATTATGTAATGGTTCAAAAAATATATTTAGAGCAGGTTCAAATAAATTCTCTGTAATAGGTGTAGAACCATTTTGTTTGTAATGTAATTCTGGTGATATAGGAATTAATGTTAAATTATATTTTTTTATTAGATTTATTACTAAAGTATGTTTTGATGAAATACGCCCAGCACCTTCTTCATATTGTATAGAACCTTTATAAAAATTTTTATAAAATGTTGATACTCTTCCTCCTAAAGTAGAATATTTCTCACAAAGTAATACAGAATTTTTTTCAATTAATTTTAGAGCACAATATAAGCCGGCAATGCCACCTCCTATTATACAGTAATCATAAATCATAGTATCCTATCTATAAAGTGCTTTGAATAAAAGTATTTATCTGTTGAACGATTTCATATGTGTTTGTAGAGGAAAATACCTTTGCTATTTCTTTTTTATAAATAATCATAAAGGTTGGTATTTTACGAATACCGCAATATCCAGCCGTATAATCGTTTTGGTCAATATCACATATTAAAAAGTTAATAGTGCTTAGTGATCTTGACAAAAACTCTTTATCAATTTTTTGACAAGGTCCGCACCATAAAGCAGTAAAGTAAATCACACTTAAATCAGGCACAGGAACTGAAGGATCAAGAGGTTCTTGTTTTCCAATTAAAATCTCAAATTCAGTTTGATTCATTAAATACTTCATTCTTTTTAGACATCTTGTTTTTTCTTAAAGTATAACTTATAAAACCTGAGATTGGAAGTAATAATAATAATGTTCCAAGATATATATAATGATTTGAACCACCTCCGTCTTGTCCTTCTATTATAGAAGCAGCAGCTATTCGTAAATCATTTAAATCTAGAGCACCTCCTCCTCCTTGTCCTCCACGCATAAAAGCAGTTGGTGATGATAAAATTTTTCCTACTGCTGAAGATGAAGTTTTATTGGGTATGATGCCTGTTGTTGAATATAAATTACCTAAGGCTTGATTTGAATTTTGATACGTAGGTATTTTAAATAAATTCATAGAAGGAGATGAAAAGGAAAAAGCAGTAAATAAAGCAAGACCAATAAAAACAAACATAAACAATGAACTAGCAAAACGTAAGGCTATTGATAAAGTATCAGTTTTTTTGGTTAAAAAGAATGTGGTTATATAATAAGCTGAGCCAAACAGTAAAGTAATTAGTAAATATAACCAAGATTTAGAACTCTTTGTAAGTTCTTTTGATTTTGTATCATCTATTCTACCAGCACCAATGTTACCCCATTCTAAGAAAGGAATATTTAGACCTTTATCACGTAAATTCTCTGTATTATATACTTGAATAATATCGTAAAAATACCAAGAACCTAATGTGAATATATTTAGAAAAAGTTTTGTAAAACCGGTAAGTGACGAGCCAATTGCCATATGGTCAACTCCTAGTAAACCTGTTATTGGAAATGTTGATAATAATTGAAATAACCATAAAGGAAATGGTGGTAAATTATTCATAATTGTTCCTACAGGATTTGCTATCATTGGTAAAGGATTCATTACTGATGCCATTATAGCCCTATTATTATATTGTAAATAATAGGCCACCAAACCCGTTCACAATGCGTAATACATTGTGATTGGTAGCATATACACGAGTATACATATTTCCTTTTGCTGGTGCCGTAGAACCATCAGCAGTAATATTCATTTGTAAAACAAAACTATCAATACGACTTGCGTTAATAGAACCAGATGGCTGTAACTCTTCAGGTCGTAGAGCGAAACAATAATTATAAATAAAAGCATTATTCGGCACAACGCTGTGATGTTGATAAGGTTGAACTAAACGGAAATAACCAGCATCACGACGATCAAATCTATCATATCCATCCAATTGTAAAATAGCATCCGCCATTAAATCACTTCTCAATCCTGTTTCGGTTAAACTTAAATTACTATAGTTAAAATATTCGTGGTTTGTTACCATTTGAGATCTTTGAAAGACCCATAAGAGTTCTCGAATTGGGTGATTAAATTCAAGAGGAACCGTAGAAGTTAAGGAACCAATTGGTATTGAAATAGAAGGTGTATATTGAATTTGTTCAATTAAATATTCATGTGTATTACTTACAAATCTTCTACGTTCTTCAACATCTAAATATACATAGTCACCATAGAGTCGTAAATCAGTTATTTTCACAGGATTTACTGCTAATGTATTACATGTCGCAGCATTTGCTAAGTCAGGACTATAGAATAAATCTTGTAATGGTCTTAATTTAAGATTGATACGAATTGGATGATATTGTAAAGCAAGTAAAGGTAAAGCAAGGCCAGGATTCTTACAGAACCAAAACCGTAGAGGAATATATAATTTTAATGGGCCAAAATTCTGTGGTGTCGTATATCCATCATACGTTCCAATCATATCATTAAAACCATCTCTAATGGAAGCACTTGTCGTCATTTTAGACCAAATTTCCATCCATTCACCAGTTTGTGTATCAATCTCTTGTTCTCCTATTTCTAGAGTAATCGTATCAATCAAAGCGTGACCGATGGAATTTACATACGAAACGGGTGTTCCATTTGTCAGAGTAAGTGCTGGTAAAGTTACTTCTAAAACGAGAGGACCTAACAAATCACCTCTTCGAGGAACCAAACAAGACAAACGTTTTCCAAAATCTGGATCACCGTCAAAAAACATTGCTTGTGACTCTACTGCAAAATTTGTATAACGACGATATACCATTTTAAACCAAGTGATTTGAGGATTTCCGGTTAAGAAAACATCTTGTTTTCCAACTGCTACTAATTGTAATAGTCCTCCATTTCCAACCATGTTCGCTACTTACTATTGGTATTGATTCTTTTCATAGTGTAGAGCGCAAATGGATCCAACCATTTATAGAAGTTTATTAGCAATTGATCCTAATACTAATTTTCCAATATCAACAAATTTTGTTTTAGCGACCGATGGTATTGGAAATATAAGTTGGCAAAATTCTATATTTAATTTATCATCTTTATCTCGTGATATTGGTGTTTTACCTTCAACAATTATAAATTTATCTACACAAATTTATTCTTTACAACAAATTTCACCGGGGTCTGTGCCTGTTACACAATTTACTTCTACTGTTACAGGATTAGGTTCAGCAGGTTATGTATCATCAAGCCAACTTCTATCAACTGTCACCGGTCTTGGTAGCATAGGATATGTTTCAACAATACAAAATCTTGGAAGCCTTGGTTATGTATCAAGCACACAACTTTATTCTACAGTAATTGGTTTAGGAACTCTTGGTTATATATCGGGTGGTGTAACAAGTTCATTAATTGGTTTAGGAACTCTTGGATATATATCATCAAGTCAATTGGTTTCAACAATTAATACTTTAGCAACAAGTGGTTATGTGAGCACAGCAAGTCTTTATAGCACTGTAAGAGGTTTAGGTTCAATAGGTTATCTATCAACTAACCAACTTATATCAACTGTCACTGGTTTAGGAACGATAGGATATGTAAGTCTAGCAACTTTGAGCACGACAGTTGGTCAACGTTTAAATGTCTTCTTCAATACAGCAAATACATTATCTATCAATGGTAATAACAATGTTGTATCGATAAGTTCAATGAATTCTCCTTTCTTTTTCAGCACAATTTTTAATTCATCTATCACATATAAGGGTAATAATGGTTCTTTATTGGCGACATTATCAACAAATGGAACAACTGATTTTTATATTTCTACACTCAATACACAATTAGATTCGTTTTCATCATTTATTAACAATAGAACAAAGTTAACACTTGATATATATCCAAACATCTTATTTGGTAACATTAATTCAAATGGTATTTCAAGAACATTTACTGTTTCATCATTCTTACAATATGGTGGTGCACCTATTTTTAATCCAATCCATCAAACTTGGTTATATGGGATAAATAATAATGCGTCAAATATGTTTACTCCTTGTATGCGTTTAAATATTTCTGGTAATGTAATTAATTCAAATTATGTTCAACCATATGTATTAGTTCATCGTATTATTAGTGCTGGTGATACTGCTCCTAATACCTTTAGTAATCAAAATGTGAACTTATTCTTTGATTCCACAACATCGTATTATTTAACCATTCAAAATATTACAAACTAAATAGATACTCAATAATGGCTTCTGCAAAAAAGACTTTAGAATTAGATTTACTTTCACTAAAAGCATTGAATTTTAAGAATACATCGAATCAAAATATTACTTCCTCCTTCGTTTTATACGCTTTAGGAAATGGACAAACCGGATTTACATCTATTAGTTCTATTGCTGGTAACTCATTTGATAAAATTTCTGTGCCCGGTCAAAGGACAATTTCATCCAGTCTCGTAAATACCACTCTAACATTATCATCAATCTATAAAGATTTAACTTTATCAACATCTACTTCCAATGTTGTTTTTTTAAATATAACAAGTTATCCTTCTTTTACATCCTCTATACTATACAATGGCTTGTCAGGCTCTAAAATTATGTCAACTACATCTACTGTCCCAACATTATCTGTTACAGGAACAACAATCTTTAGTTCAGTTCAATTAAATTTATCAAATTTTATAGCTTATATAAATCCAAATGGTTCTACAAGAGCTTTCTTAGATTATACTCCTACATTTCAATTTCCTACAGCTGTTGGACCATCAAGTATATCGAGTGTTACAATATTCCCTGACTCATCAAATCTAATAGTAAGAACAAATATGCTTTTTTCAACAAATATTCAATACTATGATAATACGAATTCTATTAAAACGATGAATAATCAAGAACAATATATGGCAATCAATAGTTTATATCCTTATGGAGTATCAACAAATACTCGTTTAACATCCAATACTTACAATCAACCGATGAAATTAGAATTGAATACGCAAACTCTTTTATCATTATCGAATAAAGCTATATTTTTAGATCATTATGTTATTGATGCTATTGCTTTTAAAGTAGGTGATTCTATCCTAGGTTCAAATGTTAGCAATCGATCTGGATTTGAATCAAGATCTGTAAATATTTTGGGAACAAATCCTTTATATTTAACGATTGCTAATACGCCCTCATAGAGATTATTTTTTTTCCACATACTATTAAATAGTATCTAGAAAAAAACGATTGATAACTATCATTCATTTTTTGTAATAATATCATTCTTTCAATGAAATTACTATTATTATAATTTTTTTAGATTGCTGTGTGTTTCATTCTAGAAACGAACCCTGATTAATATAACAGGCTCCTTTTATAAAAATAATAAATTATCTTTTCATTGCTGTATGGAGCCTTCATCCGCCACAATTATAAGACTTCTTTCGTCTTTAGATAGTCAGAAATCTTTTCACGAACCAAATCATACATAGGATCATCAAGTAAATATCGTAAAGCAGTGAGAGGACTTTGAATTTCCACCCCTTTTGTCATCAACACCTTAAAAAGTGTTGGTGACCAACCCGATAGGATTACAACACCTTCTTCAGTTGCTTTCGCATGCATATCTTGACAATAAGGTGATAGATTCCAAATCACAATGCGAGGCACTTTATAACCTTTACCTATCCCCCAAATAGTTTCACCAACTTTCTTAAAATTCTCACGAATCATTTCTATATGTGTCTGCCAAGGCTTAGTCTTCACATTGTAGTTATACGAGTTACCAGTATAACTACTTTCTTCACTAGAACCACAAGCAGCATCCCAAGCCATATCGGTTAACACAATAAGGTTTTCAGGCTCTTCACCTATAAGAACACGACGCTTCACTAAGTTTTCTAGAATCAGATCCATTGCTTTTTGAAAGTCAGTGCTCAATCCTTGACCATAACTAGTATGTTCTTTGAGCCACTGAACTTTTTGAAAAATGTTGGCATACTTTGGAATCTTAACAAGTTGAGGAGTAGAATCAAATGTTAACATTGTGTTCTTAAAAGAATCAGTAGTTACTTCTGAGATTAGGAGACCAAGTGCTCTAGATACTTGAAGAGGTAATCCACTCATAGAACCACTGAAGTCACACATAGCTATCGACCTACCGAGTCCACCTTGCTCCTTTGCTGTCCTAACAAAAGCATCCCAAGAACCAATTAACATATTGCGTTCATCTTCATTTGTAGATGAATATGACAGGATTTCCTCCACCTTATTTACAATCTCATGAGGATATAAAGTATCACTACCCTTTGCTAAGGTCTTACCAGAGGCAGTGGAAGCATAATACTGCTGGAAGTTCTCACGACACTTATTACGAATAGGATCATCTGGTTTGCGTAAATCATTACCTTCTAATTTCAGATTCAAAAATGCTTTCGTATGAAGTTTCATGCAACGACCTGGCACAGAAGAAGGAACAATCTTGTCCCAAGTATTACCACACATTGCGACCTCAGTTGTTTTCAGATATTTGTTAAGAGTTGATATACGCTTTCTTGATTCTGCGTATCGTGCTTGGATAGGAGACTTAGTGCTCAAAGCGTAAGCAAATTCTTTTCCATAAGAATTTCTCTCACGAGGAATCCACTTTGCTAACAGTGATACAGATTTACCTAAAGCCATATTCTTTTCATCTTCCTCTAATTGTTTCTTCACAAGATTGATAATACTGTTCTTTAAATTAGGTTCATATTTTAATAAATCAAAGACGTCTCGCCAAGAACCATAATGAGGAAGAAGTTCAAGTAAAAAAGATGCTAACTCTTTATAAGAATTATAAAGTGTTACATACATATTTAAAAATAAATCTCTCTCACCCTTACCACCACGAATATTACGTGTCATAAAAGCGAGAACAATTGCGTCTACTAAATGACCATCGTTCAAAACTTCATTAAATTTGTTTTTAATTGTTATTGGCTCACAACCTCTTACAAGAAGTGTTGAAAGAACAACTCTGGAATCAACTTCATCATGACTATAAATATCTGAACCTTTTACACCAACTCTCGCTGACATCCTTACACTATAGAATGTTATATATCTTTAGATACTTATACTATAGCCTTCACGTAAAGCAAGTTCTATAGCAAATGATTGAAGAACACCTTTAATAACTGCTGTAGGTCTATAAGGCCAAGGACTCATATAAACTGCGTTAGGTTCTTTATGATGTCTTATATATCCAATTATAGTTTTATCATCAAATAAGGAAGTAAATAATTGTTGACCTACATTATTTTCTGCGATATTCATATTCACTTCTAATTCTTTTTGTTTTTCTTTACTTGTAATTCCTTTACTCATAACGATAGCACAAATAGCATCATACCATTGCTGACATTCTTGCCTTTTCCAAAGAGATGCTTGAAAACAGAAACGATATGTATCTTTTTTCGTTATGTATCTCCATTTTTCGTTATAATTTAAATTATCTTTATGGGGCGAAGGGCAAGGCATATAACGGATACAAAATACTGTATCTTCTTTCTCCAAAATTTCAATAGATTCTTCAATGGATTTTTTATCAATATAACGTTCTAATAAAAAATCTTCTTGCATTGGTAAAATATATTTTATATGCTTTGGTAAAAGTTCTAAAGCACGTTTTCTAGAAGATAAAAAGGAAGAATTTTCTTTTTCCAAAACAAGTATCTCGACATTATATTTTTCTTTTATCATTCTACTTATTTCATGTTCAGGTTCTTCTGTCGCAAAATAGATAGGCCATTTTATTTCAGAAGCATAACGTTTAATAAGACCAATATGTAAATCTAAAAGATAATAGTATTTAGGAACACTATTGATTAAATATGCTATATCATTTCGTTCCATCTTCTTTCATTTCAGAACTTACTTTTAAATGATCATCGTTGTATAAGCGTGGGTCCCAAGGAGGTGTATTACTAACATATTCATCTTCTACCATTCTAGAATCATTTGCTATAATAGCATTTTTATTATTGTCTAACTTTATAGAATCTAACTTAGAAGTTAATTCATCCAATGAAATCTTTTTTTCTTCTGTAGATCGTTTGATCTTCTTCTGAAATAAAAAAGGAAATTCTTTCTTTTCTGATTTATCAAATGGAGAAGAACGTTTTTCTAATTCAGCAGCATCAAATCTACGAAAATTAAAGATAGCCCTGTTTTTTTCTTGTAATTCTATTTCATTATCATCTAAAATTTCACAACGATTATTCATTTTTACTACTACTATATAGAATCTTTTGTTTTAGGTAATAGCAAAATTTCCGAAAAAATGACTGATTTTTTTATATTTGCAATCACTAAGAATGAATCTCGTCATAGTAGAATCTCCAGCAAAAACATCTAAAATCCAAGGATTTTTGGGAACGGGGTGGAAGGTTTTAGCATCTATGGGACATATTAGAAAACTTGTAGAAGATATAAAAGCCTTACATATTGATAAGGGTTTTGAACCAGAATTTGAATTTATGAGCGAAAAATCAAAAACAATTGCTTCTCTAAGAGCCGCAGGAAAAGAAGCAACAAAAGTGTATTTGGCCAGTGATGACGATAGAGAAGGGGAGATGATTTCATATTCTGTTGCTTTAGCACTGAAGTTAGATATGAAAACAAATCCTAGAATTGTCTTTCATGAAATTACAAAAGAAGCCATTTTGAAAGCAGTAAAATCTCCTAGAACAATCAATATGGAACGAGTATATGCACAACAAGGAAGAGCGGTTCTAGATTTACTAATCGGGTTTACTATATCTCCTTTACTATGGTCTATAAAAAAAGGTCTTAGTGCTGGAAGATGTCAAACACCAGCATTAAGAATTATTGTTGATAGAGAAAATGAAATAAAAGATTTTGTAAATACATCCTCATTTATTATAAAAGGCAATTGGTTTGATAAGAAAAACAAATTTTATGGACAAATGATAGATGCTTTAGAAGGAGAAGAAGATGCAGTAAATTATCTAGAAAATATTCATAATTTGTTAGAAGCAACCATTACAAACGTTTTCAACAAACCAACCAGTTTCCAACCTCCACAACCCCTTATTACATCTTCTTTACAACAAGAAGCATCTGCTTTGTATAGTTTAAATCCTAAATCAACAATGGCTTCAGCACAAAAATTATATGAAGCTGGTTTAATCACATATATGAGAACAGATTCTATAATTATGTCTGAAGAAGCAAAAAATGAAGCAAGGAAACAAGTGGAACGAAAATATGGTGTTGATTATATAAATAAAGGTATCAAACCACAAGCATCTACTTTGGGTGCTCACGAATGTATCAGACCAACGAAATTTACAACGGAAGTAATTGGTGGTGATTTTGGACCTCTTGATATTAAAATTTATAATTTAATCTATAAACGTTCTATTCAAAGTATTATGTCAGCAGCAAAAGGCGATGAAAGACGTATTCAATGGACAATAGATAAAGATCCAAATGAGTTTATCTTTGAAGGAGTATGGAAACGTATTACATTTCAAGGATGGAAGATTGTTGGACAAAGTGAAACAGATTTAGATGAAAAAGAAGAAGAACAAGAACAAGGGTGGTTAACATCTGAAGAGCTAACAGTTGATAAAAAGATTCAATGGTTATCAATAACTGGAGAGCAGAAAATTAGTTCTCCACCAGCAAGATACAATGAAGCGACATTAGTGCGTGAATTGGAAAAAAAAGGTATTGGTCGCCCATCTACATTTGCTTCCTTGGTTGCTTCTATTCTTGATAAAGATTATGTAAAGATAGAGAATGTTAAGTTGAAACCTATTACTATAGTAAAACTTACGATTGAACCAAATGTATGGCCTTGTCAGCGTATAGAAGATAAAAAAGAAGGGAAAGAAGATAAAAAGAAATTGATTCCTACTTTGTTGGGGAAAGAAGTATGTTCCTTTTGTCTAAAAGAATTTACAAATCTATTTGATTTTGAATTTACGAAACAAATGGAATTAAAGTTAGATGAGGTTGAGAATGGTTCTACACCGTGGAAAAAAGTTTGTTCAGATACTTGGGATTCTTATAAAGATAAATATGCTGAAGTAAAAGTGAAAGTAAAAGAGGAAAAATCAAAAGAAACAAATGTTGAAGATGATATTATAGGTTATTATGAAGAGAAACCATTGATAAAAAAGAAAGGACCATATGGATACTACGTTCAGTATGATGGTAAGAATATCAAATATGAAGAAAATGATACAGTGGAAATATTAATGAAAAAGTTAAATGTCAAAACAGAATCTTTTCTTCATACTCTCGGTGATTATGAATTTAGAGTTGGTCCTTATGGGAAATATATGATAAAGAAAGGATTAAAAAAACCTATATTTGTTTCAATTCCGAATGAATTGAATGTAAAAGAATTTACTTTAGAAGCTGCTTCCAAAATATATGAAATGGGTTGTAAAAATAAGAAAAAATTTATAAAAAAATAAAAACTTATTGAATAGGTGTAGTATGATTTTTAAATATAAATCTTTATTTTTATTATTACTTATTATAGTTATTCTTGTAATAACATCCTTTGTATTAAAATATAATAATATTATATTAAATGAACCAATTATATCATATGATTATAAACAAGATGAATCAAAAAAAATAAATCATAAATCAATTACTTGGATTCTTCATAATTATGTTCCTATTCAGAATGCGGGAGGAGAATGGATGCTTCATTCAATTAATATGTATCTGATACAAGAAGGGTATACGGTAAATGTTATTGTTCCAACATTTCCTATTAAACGCTATGAAGGTGTAAATATATACACATTTAATGACAGGAAACAAATACAAGATGTAATACAAAAATCTAAATTAATAGGAACTCATTTTCATTTTTCACTTATGGCAGTAAAAACAGCAAGTATCGCAAAGAAACCAATTGTAATAGTTATGCACGATGAAATACAGAAACCATATTTAGAGCTATTTAATAAAATATATTCAAAAGAGAATATACATTTAATATATAATAGTTTTTGGATTAAAAAATTATATACTCCTATGGGCTATAACAATTGTGTTGTATTCCCCCCTGTTTTCTGGAAAGATTATCAAGTAGAAACAAATCGTAAATATGTAACATTGATTAATTGTAATGCGAATAAAGGTGGTCAAATATTGATAGATTTGGCAAAATTAATGCCAGACATAGAATTCTTAGGAGTTGAAGGTGCTTATAATACTCAAATAAAAGATATATCTGTAAAAAATATTACTTATTTAAAATCTACGCCAAATATTAAATCTATTTATGAACAGACAGATATTCTTATTATGCCTTCTCAGAAAGAAACTTGGGGAAGAGTCGCAGTTGAAGCAATAAGTTCTGGAATACCTGTGATTGCGAATCCAACAGAAGGACTACGAGAAGCATTGGATTATTGCGGTATTTATGTATCCTACACAGATATAAAAGGTTGGGTAAATACTATTCGGAAGTTAAAAACAGATCAAGAATATTATAAAAAGGTTAGTCAAGTATGTAGTAAACGTTCTCGTGAATTAGAGCCAACTCCACAATTAAAAGTTATGGAACAATGGTTGCAAAAAATAGAATACAAATAAAAAAAAATAATTAATATATAGATTATATATAGAATGTCCTCTCCTAATCAATCTGGAACAAATACACCAAAAGACTTATCTGGAAATAAGAAAAAGTTTCAAAACGGTTGGTCAGAAGAACAAGAAGTTTTATTAGCAAAATGGTCCGATTATGCTGCGTGTTACAGATGGTTACACGATAGAACAGAAAAACAATTATCTTTTTCTAATAATTGTATAACAATTCCTGTTATTATTTTATCAACTGTTGTAGGAAGTGCTTCGGTTGGTTTAAATGGATTGGTGGGAGATAATCCAGAATCTCAAAAATATGGTCAAATATCTATTGGCTTAGTATCATTAGTTTCGGCTATTATGACGACTCTAGGAAATTATTTCCGTTTTGCTCAGAACTCCGAAGCGCACAGAGTTTCTGCTGTTTCGTGGGGTAAGTTCAATCGTATGATTACTGCGGAATTAGCGCAGAAACCGAATGATCGTATGGATTCTTTAGATTTTATTAACTTTTGTAAGCAAGATTTGGATAGATTGATTGAACAATCTCCTCAAATTCCTGATAATGTAATTAAAATGTTTGAGAAAGAGTTTGATACTATTACAGAACTCAAGAAACCTGATATCTGTAATGGTTTAGAACATACACCCGTGTTTAATAATTCTAAAACACGTATGGCAATGATGACAGCAGAAGTTGCTATGAATTTGAAACATAAGAAAAAACTCTTACGTGAAGAAATTCTTCCAGATTTAGATAAAATGATCCGAGCAAGTGTTGATAGTCGTATGAAAGGTATTGAAGAACAAATACGTTATGAAAATGATAAATTAAATAAAGAAAGACAAGAACAAATAGAGAAAGAAAAAAGAAATAATTTTATGGGAGAAGTTCGTATGAAATTAGGTGAATTTACTGAAAAGTTGAGTGATATACATATTAGTCTTCCTCCAGAATCAAAAGATTCTTTAGAATCGAGTAGAACCGATAAAACTCACGAAAATGTTGTGATAGATATTATTGGACAGAAGAGGGATTAATATTCTAACATCTTAAAATAAAAGCACTTGGTGATTTAATTGGAATATTAAAAGACCATTTTCCTGAAGCCTGTGTAGATGTAAATGATGTGTAATTAAGAGCAGAATCAACACCGGCTTCTGTCAAATTAATTAAGTTGCGATAATTATTTCTAACATTATATGGAATACCGTTGCTTGTTCCATCCAAAGATAAATTTCCAAATGTTATACCATGACGTCCTTGATCACCATCTCTAGAAAGAAGACGTATTACTTTACCAGATTTCGCACCAGTTTGATCTGGTGCTTGAATATTACAAGTAATATTTGTTGTTGTTGCTGTATAATAAATAACAACAAATGTAGTCTCCAGACCATTATTTAATTTCCATATGCGTAAACTTTTATCAGCATTTGTATAATGGTCCATAATTTTAGATTGAGTATTCCCTGATCCGCAACGCATAGCAGCATGTAAAAACCAATAACCATAATATAAAGGTTTAACATTTATTACAGTATCAAAGGGGACAGATATATCATATACATCTGGATAGTCAATCATATTATATGCCCCCTGTGGGACATTCCCACCCTGAAGATTCATCCTTCTTGCTCCATAAGAAGCATTATATAAACTAAAATCTATTAGCCATAATGCAGAAAGAAATATGTCACTTATACCATATTGTCCAGAATGATAAACGCTATTCGTTTCATTTATATGGAATCCATATGGATAATTACCAGTATAAGTAGGTGGTTTAACAATATTATTATTTATCCTAGTAATAATTGGAGACCAATTATTAGTATCTGTAGAACGCATAATATTATAAAGTTGAACAGGTCCTTGTTTAAATTTATATCCATTTATAGTTGGTAAAAATGATGATGTTAGATAATCTAGTTTTTTTGGAATACCACCTTCTAGTATTATATTATTATTATCATTTAATGCAAGACATTTTGTTGCATCGGTTGGATCTATTTTACATAATTTATTAATTCCTCCCTCATCACCTCCAACTACATACAAATGATGAGAAAATGCTTTAATTTTACCGTTCAACCAAGTTAAATCAATAATAGGTGTACCATCACTATCTAACATATCATAATAATTACCACTATAACCACCTGCAAAAGAACCTAATACAATATTATCCCTAATTTTAGGATTCTTATTTAATTCATCAATTATACTTTTATATACTCTTTTATAATATTCAAGACCATGAGTGTTTGTGATTTTTCCAAATGCAGGTATTAATTGAGGTTCATTAAATATTTCAATTGTTTCAAATATAGAAGGATCCATAGTATCTACTATATCTTTTGCTGTATTTACATAATTATTTATATTTGTATTATATAGATCATCTGCTATATTATATATTGAAGCCCAATCTACTGCTGGTGCAGGTGCTGGTGATGGTGATGGAGATATTTCAGTAATAGTAGGAGTAACAGGTAATTTTATAGAAGAATTAATAGCACCATGCCCAATTTGTAAAGCACATTTTGCTCCAATTGATTTAGACATATTTATACGCTCAATAGTTTTTTTATTTCTATAGTTATCAACATTTGTTTGACCTGTACTAATTCCTGCAAAACATCTAAATCTCATTCCCATATTTGATTTCTTTGTATATTTAAAAAGATTTAATAAATTAACATAACTTTTGCGTATTTTAAAAATATAAGTATCTATAATACATGGACTTTGAGAAAGACCTAAGAAATCATTTGGAATAGGTATATTTGAAGAAGCTGATAAATTTACGCTAATAATTGCTCCACCACTTATAATAGGTTGAACGTATTTTAAAAATGGTGGCACATCAGAGTTAATCAATCTAATAGGGTTATTAAAAAAATCACGATTTGTAGCTCTACTATAACCAATATTTAACCAAGATGGATCAAATGTTTTATATAAATCTATAATATTATTATAAGCAATTTTAGGAAAATTATTACTAAATAAAACAGAGTTACTAGCGGTTGTTACATCACTATCATTTAAACCTGCAAATGAAATTGTATTAATATTACTATAATTAAACCCAATTTCAACAAGTGTTTTGTAAAATCTTGCTTGTTCTTCAAGATTCTCTGTAGTTGTAGTTGGTATTGAATATTTTACATCATTGAATGAAATACATCTATAATTTAAATTCTTAATATTTATAATTGAATTTTCAATTTTCATAAAGGATGCATTTGTATGAGCATTGACATTCAATGATATTCCATCAATCGGTATTCTATATGTTTTAAAATCTCTTAATGTGCTACACATAGATACACTTCCTGTAAAATCATATGCTTCTTCAGTATTCGAATGATTATACATAAGATTTACTTTACTTGTTCCTAATATACTTCTTGCTGTTCCAAACACAGTGGATACTACATTTGAACCACTTAAAGCATTATTTAAAAAATTTGTTTTATAACCACTATTATCAAATACATCATTGATTAAATCAATTTCAATTATATTATTATAGTTTGTTTTTAAATATGTGATAACAGTTTGGATATGAGTATTTAATGTAGTAAGAATTGTCGGCGTATCATTCATAGTTGTAAACCAAGATGGTAAATCTTTTAATAATGAATCAATTCTTACTTTCATTTGATTTGATGATGCGTAATCAAGTATATTATTAATACCGGAATAATCAAATGATCCTGAAGTAGCTTGTAAATTACTCATTGAACAGTTTGTTACCCCTAGAGTATCAAATGCGTATCGGATAGTATTATTAGGAAGACTATTTACATTTACTCCCAAATTTACTGTTGTTAACATTGTGCTTTGTTGCAAAGCACTTATAGAAATGTAAGGCGTCGCCATCCTACTATAGAGTTTTTAATATGCGAAGAGAAGACCCGCTCTTCCACCATAAATTCGTAATAAATTGTATGTTTCAGCAAATAAATATAAATTAAATCTATTTACATTGTTTTGATCTAAGGAACCTGTATTTGCATGTAATTGTAAATTTAGTTCAATATTAATCATTTTATCTAAATTTGCTTCGCCAGATGGTAAAGAAGGTGCTATATGACCGTGTTGTAAGCCAAATGCTAATGTATAATAATAACGATTTACCCAAGGAGATTTTCTCATTTCAAAAGATGGTAAAACGCTTCGAAATAAGGAAGGACTATCTGTTGTGTAACGAACTAATTTTCCTTCATATGTTAAACTGATTGATTTAATAGGCTCAGAATCTCTTGTAGAAAATCCAGATCGTAAATTACTGAATGTTTGCGTATTCAATCCAGAAGCATCTGGCCACCAAGGAACAGATGTTCCAGATCCACTCAAATCTCTAGAAGCCAAAAACGGTGCGTTGTATCTAGAAGCATCATAATGATTTAAATAAAAGAATAAATTTCTTGTGGGATTAGGCACATTAAATTTATAACGAACTTGATTCATATTTTGAGAATCCACTGGGTCAAACGAATAATGTTGTGTTATAGGAACACGAATATCAGATAAACGAAATTTATTTGCTTCGGGTTTATCCAAATATATGTATTCTGCTAAAATGTATGTTTCTCCTAGATTAAAATTATTAGACATCTGTATTCCAGATATTTGACTTACAGGATTATTTGGTAAACCTGCTACATTAGAACCAGAAGCATTTGATTGGTAGAATACAGCATTCGATAAAGGAAAATATGCTTCACCTGGTGAAGGATTGGTAGAAGTAAAAGTCTTATACGAATCAGAAACATACAGACTGTTAATTGTATTAAATCTCACCGTTAACTTAATTTGATCTGCTTGAATTGCGTCAATAGGTAAAGCCAAAGCACTATCTCCACAACTAAACCAAAAAGGTAAAGGTGTTACAACACGAGTATTGGATTCATTGTAGCCAAATGATTGATATGTAAAGCCATTATCTTTTCGTTGTATAAGTTTATTCATTGAGATTTGTTTTTCTAAAGGATTGTAAAACTCATCCATCACTTCTAAAAGTCTTCCATTTAGAATCTCTACACGAGCACCACCAATTTCTATCATTGCTTCATTTAACAAAGCGTGTCCCAAACTATTCGTCCAACCGAATGATGGTCCAACAAAATTTGCTGTAGAACGTGCTGCTGCTTGTTTGGTATAAATATCAGGCATAGTTGTTACCAAATGTAAACGACTAATAAGATGTCCTTTTCTAGGCAATGTAATTGTAGCAGAGTTACCAAATGACGGAGTTGTATCAAAATCTAATCGAACCCATTGTGTTGTAAATCTTCCCGCTTTCACAAAGACTTTTGTAAATAGACTAATATCAGGTTCTCCTTTTGTGCACAATAATCTACTATCTTGAACTCCGGAATTTAAAACACGGAGTAAGGAAGCAGCCATCTAACTAGAATATCTAACTACAATAAATAAATAATCCTATAAGTATTTTTTATCGTATTTTTTTATCATATTTTTTTTGAAAACATAGTAGTATGTCCACACGTAAAGTTCGTATTTCTAAGAAGAAAACGCTGAAGTTTAACAAACTATATAGTGGATTGTCCGGATTTGGTTTAGTGCATTCAAATGGAGAAGATAATATTGCATATGGTGAATTAAGAGATGAGAGTCTTCCTATTCTTTATGAGATATTCTCAAGATATGCTCCATTATCCAATATTGTAGGTTCTTACAGAAATTTTTATGATCTTGGTTCTGGTGTTGGGAAAGTTGTTTTAGGATTAACAGCATTAAATTCATCTTTAAAAGGTATAGGTATTGAAGTTGTTACAGAACGTGTTCAACAAGCAAATACTGCTTTACAACGTGTTCGTGATTCATCTATAAGACAAAGAGTAGAGTTTGTATGTTTATCATTCTTAGATGATTCTATTCATTATGGGAAAGCTTGTTGGCTCTTTATTTCTAATTTATGTTTTACAGAGGATGTAAAACAAAGACTAAGTGAAAAGTTAGAAAGAGAATTAAATGCAGGTGCTGTAATTGTATGCACAAAAGAATTGAATTCAGATAAATTTGAACAAGTCAATCATATCACATTACCAATGACTTGGTCCGATGAATCAAAGGTGTATGTTTATAAGAAATTGTAAAATGATTAATTCAATGATTAATTCATTAATCTTCAAACAGTTTATTACAGACACCATTTTCAAAACGGAGCCAATTCATACCTATACAAAATACTTTCACTTCCCATTGACATCCTTTTGGTGCTTCCACTTCTAACACCAATCGTAAACTATTTAATCTAGAAGCATTGAGAGAACCTGATGGCTGATGTTCTCCAGGTGTTCTGGCAAATGGATATCCGTATATATATTTGTTGTAACTAACAATACCACCTTTATGATGAGAGGATATTAAACTTCTATAATACTCTTCTGGAGCATCACAAAGAGTTATACCATTTGCTTGTAACTTCGCAGATTTCATCAATGGTTTCAAAGGATTGAATGTAGGATCGTAATCTTTTTCTAACGTAGCACTAAAGTTTGTCCATTCGTTATTTAAGGATACATCTTTTTGACGAACAAACCATAGAATTTCTTCTAAAGGATGATTCGCTTCTAATGGTAATTGAATATTCACAGAATCAGTAGAATTTTTAGAAACTAAATATTTTAATGGTTCATCAAATGTAAAGGTCTGAACTTCTCGGAACAAATGTTCAAAAGGTTCTCGTAACATTTTTGTTCTATCTATGCCATCAAGATAGGCACCATATGTTACTAATTTTACTTGTTTAAAATCTGGAATAACTCTTGTTACTTCTACACTTGTTTGATTAAATGTTATCGTTTCGCCTAAAGGAACAGAATCACAAGAATTGCGATATCCTCTTCTCTGTCTCACAACATCTTTAAAAGGTCTAAATGTAATATGTATTCTCGCAGAACCTTCTTTAATTGCAATCATTGGTAAAGACTCTTTTAACTTTGTGCGCATAAAAAAGAATGGTAAAAAACAAAAAAGAGAACCATCTTCAATTGGGAAATTTCTCTTTGGATTCCAACTTAATAAATCAGGTATAGATACAGAACCAAATGAATCATTTGCTATACCAAATTGACAATTCAAATCAGTAAATAAAGAAGAATAAAGATAAATAAAATCTCCATCAATCTCTTCAATAGTGACTCCATCAATTTCTAACTCTGCTTTTTCAATTAATGTAGAACCTAATGAATTCGCAAAGAACCATGCGGTATCAACATTACTATATGTATAGTTAAGACCAGCAATATTAGTTAGCGTTGTTAAATCCAACCAGTGATTTAGACTCACTTGAATTGCTGCGCCATACATAAGATCGCCACAAGGTAAAGAACCTATATCAAATGTAAATCGTTGTCCGTAAGACGCTGGACCACGAAATGAAAAATCTTGTATGCTAGGAACAAAAGGAATATTACGTCTATTTTGATTTCTTGTAAACCAAGTTACATTTGTATCAAGAGGAAATAAATCATTCTCTTGAGCATCACGATTTGTTAAATCTAAAAGTGTTGTTATATCTCCTCCAGGTCTTTTATATTCCATCTATTCCTATTATTTAATCCTTTTTAACCTTTGGAGTGGGTAAAGGCGTTGTTATAAGTTTTTCATTGTCTACATAAATTTGTAACTCTTCATCAGTATTTGTAATCTCTTTCACGATTTTTATAACAGTTAGTATTTCTGTATGAGATCCTTTTTTATATCTTGTCACCTTTAATGCAGGGTGCATTTTTATAAAAGAATAAGGTTGATTCATTTATCAATTTTATGGATAAATTTGTTTAAAAGAAAATGTTAAACAATGAATTGTAGGATGTTCATCTGTTCTATTTTCAATTGTAAGATTCTTACAAGGACAACTAACTATTTGATTATATGTTATTAATTCAAGAATGATGTAACATTTAAGACATTGGACTTTCATACTATATAAAAAATTACTATATACTTTATATAGGATGTCTTTATGGTATTGTTATTTATTACAGTCAGATAAATCTGATAAAAAAACATATGTTGGTGCTACTTTAGATCCAGATAGACGGTTAAGACAACACAATGGTGAAATAAGTGGTGGAGCAAAAGCAACGAAAGGTTCTATGTGGAAAAGAGTTTGTTTGGTTGGAACATTCCCTGAAGAACGAGATGCTTTACAATTTGAATGGAAATGGAAGAATCTTAGTAAGAGTCAAAAAGGTTCTGCTTTGGAACGAAGAAAGAAAGCTTTGGAGATATTATTAACATCTGAACAATCTACTAAAAACGCTAGACCATTTAGTGAATATGAACCTCTTAGTGTAGAATGGGTAGGAACGGAATAAAAAAAGCATTTCATTTAATGATTTTTTAAAATTAAAAAAAAAGCATTTCACTTTTCGTCTTCTTTTTTCTTTTTCTTTTTCTTATTGGTTTTTAACTTTTTTAAACCTTGTCAACATACTTCTTAGAAGACTTCTTCTCAGTAGACTTCTTCTCAGGATCAACAACCTTCTCATCAACATCAGCAACCTTCTCAACAGGAGCAATAGAAGGCTTCTTAGCCAACCAGTCCTCGTCATCAATTCCCTCAGGATAGAACTTCAGGAACATCGTAACCTGATAGGTCTTGATGTGAGGCTTACCAAAGCCCTCCTCAGAGTTGTCAGTCTGGCGCCATTTCTTGATGACAGTGAAGTTGGTGCCGAACTTCTCAGCGATCTTGTAGCGCACATCGGTGAAGTCATAGACGTAGTTGAAGGGAGCGGGGCGCTCAGGACCCTCACCATCAGCCTCCACAGCTTCGTCCTCCTTGATCTGCTCAGCCCTGTCCTCCCCCGTCTCCTTGACATAAGGAATGGGCTTGCAGAGCTTGTGGTAACCGAGACGGATGGCGGCATCACGGTAGGTCTCCTCACCCTTGAACTTCAACTTACCATTCATCGTCTTGGTCTTGCTGTCGCCAAAGTTGGTGCACTTGAAACTGAAGAGAGGAAGGATAATCTCGTCTGCGTGATTCATGCACTGGAACTTCAGATTCTTCATCATGAAGTCCTTGCGTGTCTCTGGGCGACCCTCTGGCTTACCCATCACGTGTGCCATCACCTCGTCAATGAAACTCTCCTCATACTTCTTGAAGTAGCTAGTCGTCTTCACGTGGTCCTTCTTCTCAACAACCTTCCACTTGGCAGCAAGATCCTTCACGAGCGAATCATCAAAGAGGGCCATCGTAAGTAGTAAAGACTTTGAAGACTTTGAAACTTTAGGATAATGCTTAAATTCAGGGAAAAAAAACGATTCAATTTTTTTGAAAAAAAATAATTTTTTAGTATCTAACTATTATGTTACTATTTCTCTTATTATGCTGTGATTATCTTCTCAATATTTCTAAGTTTATTCTCTGCTTTCAAGGCACGATTCTTCCATACGATAATAACATTCTCATATGAGAACGCACGTTTCTTCCATAGAGAGAGTTCTTCCTCACGTTCATTATTATCCTCTTCCTCCTCTTCCTCCTCTTCCTCATCCTCATCTTCCTTATCTTCTTCATCTTCTTCTTTCTTCGCCTCTCGTTTTCTCTTCGCAGCAGCAAATCCGTGAAAAGAGAACTTATTACAGATATCCTTAAGAAGCATATTTGTAAATGTGGGATTTGTAGCACTTAGAATAAAAGTCTTCAAAGAACTCTTAATCATATTACAGATTCCTCCGTTCCAGAAAGCATTAGAACCAGCATATGAATCTTTACTATAAATCTTCCTCAATGTAGCATTCACCTCTTGATGAGTAAATGGTGTAGAAGTGGTGATACCCTTACGCTCATTGAGAAGAGTTTTGAGAGAATCTAAGCAGTAGTTAAGTTTCGTATCATGCGAGAATGATTTCCACGACATCTTCAAGTTGATAATTAAAAATGGTGAAATGACTTTTCAACTTTTTTGTTTTTTCAAACTACTGGAGATCGAATAAATTCATACTTAATACCTGCTGTCTTTGTAATGAAACCAATCGCTTCTTGACGTGTAGAATACATATATGTAGTATTGTTACGAATAATAACGTAATTTATTTCCTCTCCATCCTTCTTATAAATAAGTAAGATATTGAGCATTGGATTCATAGAAGTTATTTCGTTGAAGAAAGGGAAGACATCAAGAGCATCACTTTCAGACATAGGAAAGTTAGGGAACTGCTCTGCGACCATTGCTTGACGAATACAAAGATCACGTGCCTTCTGAATCTTTAGACTGACATGAATATCATCTTTAGGCTTTACCAGTAGATCATTGTAAATCGTATACATATAAACAGAAATCATTCTACTTCTTTGTTGTTATACTTAAAAATTTTGGTTTTTTGGAATCAATTTTTTTGTTTAGCGTAAATCCTCATTCTTGATAAACTCAATCTTTTCATTGATTAAAGCAAGAACATCCTTCTTAAACTGATAATCATGCTGCTCACTTAGAGAAGGAGATGACTCAATGAGTTCTTTTATCTTCATCATATACTCAAGATTCGCAGCATTCATCTTCTTTCTTTCTTGAAAAGTAGGTGTGGGCATCTTGGTATGAATACTTAAAAATTTGCGATTTTACAGAATCAATTTTTTAATGTTACATATCAAGATATCTTGAATCAATTTTTTTTAGTGACGGATGACTAGAGGCAAGATGACAAAATAGATGATATTAGAGAGTTCATATGTCTCATTCAACTCTAAGGCACTCATCTTGTCAAGAAAGTCACATTGTGCCTTACGAAGAATATCTGCTCTCTCTTTGTTCATAGAGACTAAATTCTTACCGAGGGCTTTCTCACGGATTTCATATGTGATCTCGTTGAGATAACTATTGTTAGACCCTTCGAATCCGCTTATGAAGAAGTTACGAATGGCCTGTCGTGATGAGAAATGGTATGTCACACGAGACCAGCCATTCTCAGGATCGTCTGGGTCAGTAATCATCCAGTCGTCATCTTGGATATTGATTAAGATACTAAATCCGTAAGATGGCTCCATTGCGTATGATGCTGTGGTTAGGGTTAACCAGCTAGTCAATTTTTTTTAATAAATCAATCAAAAAAGAGGGGTTATCTCTTCTTTGTATTTTTTTTGTGTTTTTTGTGTTTTTTACCATGAATCCATATAAATCTTCTTGTTCTGCGTCTGCATCTGCGTCTGAGTCTGCGAAAGCGGAGCCTTGGGAGAGTAGTAGGTGGCATTGATAGTGCTCACAGGCACCTTCCCGTTCACGAGACGGATAGGACGGTGATCGGTGAAGATATAGATCTTCTCCTCGCCAGGGTGCATGAAGGGGCAGACGCCCTCCTTGTGAGCCCAGCAGCCACCAGGGTAGACGGACCCGTCAGGCAGAGTCACATCAGGCTCCGCCACGTTCTCGCAGCGCTTCGCCAACTTCTGCTTCAGGTGACCATTCTCACAACTGCGCATCTTGGACTTGGCCACGATGTAGGCCTTCAGCCCGTCGAGACGCTTACGCTCGTCTGCGCCCATCTTCTTCAGGCGCATCTCCTTCGCGGGGTTGCTCTCCTTGGCGAGAGCCATAGCCTCCTCTTGCAGCATCATGTCGCCCCAGCAGAGGCCGCTCTCAATGGCGTCATTCAACTCTTTGATGAGACCGTCGATGAGAGGGTGATCAGAGCAGGGGATGCCAGAGCAGACACCATAGTCATCGCACATAGAGCAACTCATTTTGGGCTTCGTCCAGAAGGTCCAGCGCCGACTTTTTAGGGTCGGTAGCGACTACTTGGGACTAGGCGTAAAGATGCGGTAAAGCACCAGTGTGAGATGTATAGCGTATCTCACACCGGCTCTTTTGGGCCCCTTGCTTTTCAATTTTTTTTTTAAATTGAAAGAGCTCGTAAAAGACTCACAAGAGCGTCTGTAGAGCGCTTGTAGGCGCAATTCAATTTTTTTAATAAATTGAATGAGAGCACCATAAGAGGCCCTAGAGAGGCTCTCAATTTTGGCGCTTTGGTTCAATTTAAAAAAAAAATTGAAAGCGGTTTTCGGCCTAAGAGCCAGGTATTCATCATCGATCTACAGTCATATACACCCTAACAATGACCGACATCGCTGAGACACTCGCACAGGCCCTGAAGCGCATCCAGCAGCTGGAGAACGCCGTAACCGCCAAGAAGATCAAGAGCGCCAAGGGCAAGAAGAGCAAGAAGACTGAGAGCGACGACGACAAGCCCAAGAGGGTCCTCAACGAGGGCATCAAGGCCTGGCACGTCTTCCTCAAGCGTGTCCGTATCCTGATGAAGGAGATGGACATGGGCTTCTCTGTTCCCACCGAGATCACTCAGTTCTGCTCTGCTCTCAAGGCCAAGAACAGCGACTACGAGTCTTGGTCCACCGAGGAGATCCTCGAGGAGCGTGAGAAGTGGGAGAAGCCTGAGAAGTCCAAGCAGCTCGTCAAGAAGGAGAGCAAGGAGAACTCTGCTGCCTCTAGCGTCGCTGCTCCCAGCAAGAAGCAGAAGGCTCTGCCCGTCTCTGACGCCGAGGAGTCTGAGGATGAGTCTGAGGATGAGCCAGAGCCTGAGCCTCAGCCAGAGCCAAAGCCTGTCAAGAAGGTTGCTGAGGTCAAGGAGGTGAAGAAGGCGGGTCGCCCCAAGAAGATCGCAGTCGAGACTCCTAAGGCGGAGGTGAAGAAGGCCGGTCGCCCCAAGAAGGCGAAGGAGGAGGAGGTAGACTACAAGGGTGGTCTAGAGGCGTTCAAGCACAAGGGTAAGACCTACACCAAGACTGAGCGCCACGACGTGGTTGATGAGGACAACGGTGTCTACATTGGTCGCTGGAACGAGGAGACCAACGAGATTGACACGGACTTCCCAGAGCCCAAATACGTCAAGAAGTTGATCGCCGAGATGGGTTCGGATGACGAGTAAACAGAAAACACAAAGAAAAAACACATAAAACACAAAAAACAAAGAAAAGAACGAGAAGAGAGAGAACCTCTTTTTTCATTCCACAAGAAGATGGGTAGTAAAATAAAAAAAAATTGAAACGGCTCAAACCCAATTGGATAAGTATTCATATCAAGATGTCTACACCTCCTGCCACACCCTCCAGCGGTATCTGCCCCCCTGCTCCTAAGCGTCCTGCCTATGTCCCTCTTCCTCAGCCTCGCACTACACCTATTGTCATTATGCAGATTGACATTCGCAAACATGGATGGGCAGATGAGGATATTGACGATGAGGATGACGAGAGTGAGTGGATGAGAAGCAATCTCTATTTTACAGATCGTCATAACATGGAACTCTATTTTGAATATCTATACCGCAGTGGTTGTGGAAATGGATTTGAAGAGGCCATCATCTTACACATTGAGAATAACTCAACTCTCGGTGAGTTTCTTGAGAAGATTAGTTCTCTTAAGGATTCTTGGGAGATAAACAAGAACATGCGTATCTACGTCCACGATAACGTGATCATCAACTAAGTAAAAACAAAAAAAAACAAAAAAACAAAAAACAAAAAACAAAAACCAAAAAACAAAAACAAAAACAAAAACAAAGCAAAAATTGAAGCAAAACATTTTTAATTTATTATCAATACAATGGCAATGGTTAGTATGTATACCGTTTACAATGACCTCTTTAGAAAGATGAGTGAAGAGAATCTAATGATTCAGAATTATCGTGATAATATTATTCGTAAGGCAATGCTAGAACGGAAGTTTCCAAAGTTCCCAATAGATGAATACGATGTAGGTAATCTATTTCCATTCTTTAAGCAAATTACTCATCAAAACCCTTTCCTCAATATCATATTGTTATATAACTTGAATGGAAAAGACTGTAGTGCTATCATCATTCGTAATAATCAGATTCATATGTATCCTACTAAGGAAGAAGCATTTGATTCTATCATTAAGATGCGAACTAAAGAGATCATCTCTCATAGCCTCTTATAAAGGAAAAAAATTGAAACTGTAAAACTGTAAAACGCCCATTTATCAGTATCCAATAAGATGACCAACTCTTATGATTTTGATTATGATGCTAACATTTTCCCTACCAAGCATGATATGTTTATGTGTTTGCGTGACTTGATACGCTCAGAGGAGAAGCAGAATAGTGGTTACGCAAACCTCTGCTTCAACGGCAGCCACTTTAGCGAGAACGTGGCAGAGGTTCACATGCGTGAGCTGAAGCACTTCATCCGCATCAATACTCTCTCTCGTGACGAGGCCATTCGTTCTCTCATTCAGATTCTCTATGATGGGACTTTCTCAAACGATGTGACATATCTTATGGATCAGATGTTCCGCTATCTGATCAACGAGGAGACGAATAACAAGAAGCCTAGCATTCCCTATGACTTGCTCTTTGACCCCCACTTCAAGAACGTTTCGCTTGAGACTGAGGTCTTTGATGGCAACTACAGGTGGCGTGGCTATCTCATTGACACCTTCTCGCACTACTACATCAACTTCGACGCATCTCCCTACGCAGATTGGTCTTCTATCAAGCCTCCTATGTATTTTAAGCCTGATGAGAAGAAGATGTGCGACCACTCTGACCGTTTTATCTATATCAAGGGATATAGCTCTTACCTAAAGAGTATCTAAAGCAAATAAAATTGAAACCATAGATAAACAAATTTTTAATTATCTTTCCATGACTGAGTGGACCAAGTTTCAGAGCAGCACAATGCTTGAGAACTACATTCGTCTTTTAGGCTATATCAACTCTCAAATGGATACTGATGAGATTGACTGTGCTGAACGAGATGCTGATACAATGAAGAGATATATTGAATACTATCTTGAACATCTTGATGAAGAGTATATATATGAACTAAAAAAGATTATTCCCCTTTGGATTCTTAAAGAAAAGATTCTAGATGTTGCATATGGCTTTGGTGATCCCACTTGTGAAATTGATGTTGAATTGATGCATACAATTCAATACGACCTTTACAATGAAATTAATTATCGCTTGAATATATGCAAATGCGCAACTGTAGATAGAACTGAGGGAGATGAGTGTTGGCAGTGTAGAGTTCGTGATTGTGGATGTAAGGCAGATCGCACATGTTGTGGCAAGTATTAAAAATTAAAAAATTGATTCCTATCTCACCATATTTTTTGTTATCAAAAACCAAGAATCAAAGATGCCAACCATTCAAGAGTATAAGCAGCGCGTTCTATCTAATAATGACTTTAACGGAGATAAACAACGTTATGGTGACGCATTAATTGGTGATTGGAATTTCACGTTTGTTAGAGTGATTGATCTTACCGTGAGTCATACTATGACAGTTGAAGTAGTCAATAAATATTTACGTATGGTTATCAACATTCCAACACTAGCAGCAACAGATAAGCATATGCGACGGGTATTGCTTCACAATGTCTCTTATTGTATGGCACATCAGAGTAATCTTATTCATCAAGAAGTGAAGGAGGTTCTTGAACAATACTTTGACTGGTTGAAAGAGCGAGATGATTATGTTGATGGTGAATCACCTGAAGAAAAAAAATTTCGTATTGTAAAAGAGCGTATTGTAAAACAGCGTATTATTGATAGAACAAAACTTGTTAAACAAGAACTTATTGAGACTCTCTATCACCCTGACCGCTATATGAAGATGGTTGCTTCTTATGGAGAGGTCTGGGCAGATATCCATATGCCTTAAATAAAAAAATTGGTTCAAAAAACCTCAAATTTTTAATTATCAAAAACCAAGAATCAAAGATGCCAACCATTCAAGAGCATAAGCAGCGCGTTCTATCTAATAATGACTTAAACGGAGATAAACAGCGTATTTATGACGCATTAGTGTGTGATTGGAATTTCACGTTTTGTGGTATGATTGATCCCGTGAGTCATACTATCAAAAAAAAAGTAGTCAATAAATATTTACGTATGGTTATCAACATTCCAACACTAGCAGCAACAGATAAGCATGAACGACGGGTATTGCTTCACAATGTCTCTTATTGTATGACACATCAGAGTAATCTTATTCATAAAGAAGTGAAGGAGGTTCTTGAACAATACTTTGACTGGTTGAAAGAGCGAGATGATTATGTTGATAGTGAATTTCCTGAAGAAAAAAAATTTCGTATTGTAAAAGAGCGTATTGTAAAACAGCGTATTATTGATAGAACAAAACTTGTTAAACAAGAACTTATTGAGACTCTGTATCACCCTGACCGCTATATGAAGATGGTAGCAACCTATGGTGAGATCTGGGCGGATATTCATTTTGATTAGCAAAATAAAATTGATTCCTAGATCACCATATTTTTTAGTATTCAATCCAAGATGCAATCCAATCCTACGAACACTCGTTCAAGATATGAAATCATTAAGAAGAGGGTTTTAACTGTTAAATCTGATGAGATAATAAACCTCATCGGACAAGCTAAATTTATAAATTCCAAGTTAATGAGTGAGGGTAATATCATTACACGTAGTAATGTGAACGAACTCTTAATGTGCATTTTGGCTATTCCAGAGTTGTTAGCAGATAATGTAATGATTAGAAACGCAATTAAGAAGAGAATTGATGGAATTATTGATTGCGATGATTATCAAGATTTTATAGATGATGATGTTTATACGGCAATTGAAAACTTATTTGAGTGGATTAAGTTGCGTTCTGATTATACAGAGGTATAGATTATCTCAAGAGCCTTATTAAAAAAAATTGATTCCTAGATCACCATATTTTTTAGTATTCAATCAATAAAGATGGGTTGTGATTCAGACTGCAATCATAATTGGTCTTGCCACAGATGTGGTTCTACTTGCTCTTGTTGGTGCTATTGTCGTGATGAATGTGACTGGTCTAACGAGACGCAACGATGGATACCTCGTAATTGGCAAGATCTAATGGAACACATAAGACGGTTTTATGCGAATAAATCTGAATAATACATATTTTGCATTAAAAAATTGATACGCTAAAACCGTATTTTTTGTTATCAAAAACCAAGAATCAAAGATGCCAACTCTTCAAGAGCATAAGGAGCGTATTCTCTCTACACGTGGTGACCCCAAAGAAGAGAGAAATCTTTATTCGGAATTAATAATGAATCGCAACTATGCTGGTAGTATTTTAATTGATTTGATTCATACGATAACAACTGAAGATATAAATGAATATTTAAATATGGTAATAGAGATTCCAACACTTCTGTCGATTGATAAAAGTAAACGATCAATTATATACAAGAGAGTTTCTTATTATATGAAATATCACAGTGAGATCATTGATACACCTGTAAAGGAAATTCTTGAACAGTACTTTGATTGGCTGAAAGAGCGAGATGATTATGTATGGTCATCTGAAGATAAAAAGACTCGAAAACGTATTATTGCTAGAACAAAGGCTATTAAGCAAGAACTTATTGAGACTCTTTATCACCCTGACCGCTATATGAAAATGGTTACTTCTTATGGAGAGGTCTGGGCTGACACGCATATGCCTTATTAAAAAAATTGATAAACAAAAAAGATTATTTTTTAGTTATCAAGAAGAATGCCAACTATTCAAGAGCATAAGAAACGTATTCTATCTATACGTGGCGATGCCGAAGCAGATAAATTGCGTCATATGGATCTAGTAGAAATTTATTTTAATTTTACTGGAACGCTTAAACTTAAATACATTGAAACATTGGATAGACCAGAAATAAATGAATATTTAAGAATGGTAATAGAGACTCCAACACTTCTGGCAACTGATATAGATATACGATGGTGGATACATCAGAGAGTTTCTTATTTGATGGAGTATAACAATTATTTGATTGATGAAGATATAGAACCGATTCTTGCGCAATATTTTGATTGGCTGAAAGAGCGAGATGACTACGTAGAATCTCCTGAAGACAAAGAAGTGCGTATTATAAAAGAGCGTATTATGGATAGGAGCAAGATAGTTCGTTCAGAACTTATTGAGACTCTGTATCACCCTGACAGATGTGAAAAGATGTATGCGATCTATGGAGAGGTCTGGGCAGATATCCATATGCCTTATTAAAAAATAAAAATTGAAACCTCAATCCCCAATATTTTTTAGTATTCAATCCAAGATGCCACGCTGTAGTGAGAAGACTGCTCAAGGTAAACGTTGCAAGGGAAATGGTGTTGAGAACAATGGTAAGATCATTTGTGCTACGCATCTAAAGTATCTTCCTATGCCAGAGCTTATCCCTGTTGTTGTAACCGCTGAACCTAATGCTACACCTACACCTATCTGTTCTCACAAGAATAACTGCACTACATCTACTGAGAGTTGCTGCGAGTGTAGCGATATCCGACCCATTGAAGAGGATGGTTATAAGTCATATAACAAGAAGTTCTCTCATGAGTTCACCATTGTCTCTCGCCAACACTACTATTGCTTTGACTGTAAGAAGCGTCTGAATCAAGAGCAGTTTGATACTACTATTAGTGAGATGAAGAAGATTGTTGGTATAAATGACGTGGCAAACTATTACCTCTCCAGTCTCAAGAAGAACCACAAAATTCTTGTTGATCTACCATCTAATCTCAAGATTAGTGAGGATAATTGGAGGTTCCACGTAGATGACACTCTCGACCACATTCTTAGTAGCCGTCTTGCTGGAATGCCAGAGGATGTAGCGACCTGGAGCACTGAGGACCTACAGATCTACACACTCATGAATAAACTCACAACGATTCACAAGGCTATGCTGACGCAACCGCCAACACAGCCACAACCACAACCACAACCGCCAAAGCCTGTAGATCCTGACCGCCCTGAAACTCTTGAGGCCGCATATGAACGTATTGATGAACTCCAGAAGATTAATAAGTTACATGTTAAGATGAATCTCTGGAACGCTGGCAGTCGTTACTTCTGAGCATAATCATAATAATAAGACATGTTTGGATTGTGATAAGTGGATTGAGAAGTTACATGATTAAAAAAAAATTGATTAAAACAACATCACATTTTTAATACAAAGATGGATGAACGTAGAATGTGGATTATAGTTGGTTCTATTGTAAGTCTAGTTCTATGTGTGGCAATTATAGCGATCATTGCATTTAGCATTATTTAATAAAATAATAAAATAATAAAATTGATTTAAATATTCACTAGATTCTTAGTATAGAAATGATAGACCCTTACTATACTATTAAGGTAGAAGGATGGAAACATATGATTGATTGGTTAACAATGACGAACCTATCTTTCAAAGACTTTTGTATGAAAAATCAGATGGATTATATTCTATTTTCAGGATATGAATCTTATATGAAGAAGATGAATTCTTATGAACAGCGTCTTATATTTGTTAACAAGCAACTTCATAGATCTGAGGAGCAATTACAAGAATATATAAACAGCAAGAAGGAGGCTTGTTGTAAATAAAAAAATTGATTCAGATATCTTTAGATATTTCTCATTAATTTTTTATGCTTAGCATAAAAAAATTGATCCCAAAAAAAACAAAATTTTTATTACAACAAACAAGATGGAACTCCGTTCAGGTAAGAAAATCACTCCTTCAAGATATAATCTCTTTAAGAAGAGGATGACAACCGTGCAACCTTTTGAGAAAGTAAGAAAAGCGCAATGTGATTTTATGAGGAATAAGTTAAATGATTGGGATAATCTAATTACACCTATGCATGTAAACGATCTCTTTATTTCCCTATTAGAGATTCCAGAGTTAGCAGCAAATCACGTAAGGTTTAGAAATACACTTAAGATGAGAGTAAATGAAATTATGGAGCATAATAATTTTAAGAAGGTTTTAGATAGAGATATTCGTAACGCTATTAAAAATTACTTTGAATGGCTAAAGATGCGATCGGATTATGAGGATGATCCTGAAATTGTTATGAAGCGTGTTAATGTTAGAACAAATATGATTAAGCAAGAGTTAATTGAGGTTCTTTATCATCCTGACCGTTATGAGAGAATGACAGCAAAGTATGGAGAGATCTGGGCTGACATACATCTTCCTTATTAAAACAAAATAAAATTGATTCCATTTCCCAAATATTTTTTAACTATCAAAACAAAGATGAGTTGTAATACAACTACACTTGGTTCTGGAAATACTATTGATTTATGCGTAGATCCTAAATGCACTAATAATCACTTGGCTATTAAGAGAACAGCACCATCTCCTATTTATTTATCAAAGGAAGAAGAGCTTGAAATTCTTAAGAAAGATCTTCTTTGGTTCAATTTAAATATGAATCATTATAAGACACGGATTGAAACTTGTGAGAATAGGATTAAGGAACTTGAATCATAATATAAAAAATTGATTGTTATGAACTCACAATTTTTAAGTAAAATGTCTATGCCATATTATATTGAAAAATATAAAAACGATATATATGAGTTACAATTACTATATGAGACGTTTTACATTGACTCCAATAATAAAGATGAGTTAATTACTCTAATAAAATCTATATTACATCATAAGTTGATGTTAAATAATATTATATATATTTTAAAAAATACTTCACACTCTTTAAGAATGTAAGATTATTTCCTCCTCCATAACTTATACCACTTTGAATACATTCTTTCAAATAATTCATTTCTTCTAGAACAGTATTTGATTTCATACGCAATAATTTCTTTGTTCCTTCAATCCTATTTTTTTTATTACTTTGATGAGCAGAAGCAGAACCCCAAAATTCTTTATATAATAAACCATCTGTTCCTTTTACTGTAGAACCTGGTGAATCTTTTAGAGCAGAAAATAAACCTCCTACCATTACCATATCAGCACCTAGAGCAATGCTTTTTACAATATCACCAGGTTCTTTAATACCTCCATCAGCAATGATAAGTGTTTTTGTTTTTATTCTTGCTTTTACACATTCTTCAACAATAGATGCTTGTGCTCCACGACTTCCGAATCCTGTAGCAATATAGGTGGTACACGCAGAGCCAGGTCCTATACCAACTTTAATAGCATTCGCACCCCAAGACTCAAGATCACGAACTGCTTCACGAGTAGAAACATTTCCAGCGATGATAAAAGGTTCTTCGTGAAATGTTGCTTTAATCATTTTCATCATTGCTTCTACTTTCATACTGTGTCCGTGCGCTATATCAATTGTAATATAATCTGGAACAATATTATGAATAACTAACTCTTTTAGAAGTAGATAAGCATCTTCATTTACACCAATCGATATACTAGTAGGTAAAGTAAGTTCTTTCATTTTTTTACAGAAAGCAATAATATCATTATCAAATCTGTGATGAATAT